ATCTCCCACTATGGAAACCACAGTTGAAACGACTGAAGGCATTAAATTGGACAACGGCTACATCAGCCCCTATATGGTAACCGACCCGAGTCGTATGCAAACAGTCGTGGAGAAACCGTACATCCTCATCACCGACTACCGGCTGACGGAAATAGCCGATATATTCCCAATTATCGATAAACTAGCGAAAGAAAACAAAAGAAGCATCGTAGTCATTGCCGACAATGTTGAGCAAAGCGCGCTGGCAACATTTATGGTAAATCTTTCTCATGTTCGCAACGCAGAAACCGGCAAAAATGGCAGTTTCCGGGGCGTGGCCATCGTAGCACCGTCGGGAGACAATAGAACAGTTATCCTTGAAGACCTCGCGCTCTTAACTGGCGCTAAAGTATTCACCCAAGCAAAAGGCGACAAGTTGGAAAACGCAGAAATTAAAGACCTTGGCAGATGCGAGAAGTTTATCTGCAGGGAAAAAGAATCCATCGTCATAGACCCCAAAGGAAAAAAGGGCGACCGGGCGATGGCAATAACTTCACTCCGCCAAGCGATTGAAAACGAAAAAGTTGAAGCCAAAAAGAAAGAACATCAGCGCCGTCTCGGATTTTTCACCAATACTCTTGCGGTAATCAAAGTAGGCGCCGCCACCGAAAACGAACAGAAAACTCTCAAATATAAGGTGGAAGATGCTGTCAATGCCGTGAAGTCCGCGTATAAACACGGAGTAGTCCCCGGCTCCGGTCTTGCTCTCGCCAACATTAAAACGACAAGTGCAATTCTCAACGAAGCCCTTAAATATCCAAACCGCCAGTTGCTTGAAAATATGGGAATTGAAGAACCTGACCTGAAAGATGGCGAAGCCCTGAATGTGGTAACCGATAAGATAGGCAAGTTTATGGAAGTCGGAGTGGTTGACCCTGTTGATGTGCTTATTGCCGGTGTTGAGAGTGCGGTCTCAATTGCATCGATACTCTTAACTTCGTCGGGAATACTGGTGGAATATAACGAGAAAGAAAAATGAAAATTATAGCAAACGAATGCCCGCCAATATACGACAAAATCCTACAAGCTGGCATGCAACCGACTGACAATGCCATATACACCTACGGGGACACAATTTACAACCGAAGTGGTGGAAGTATCACACCCGACCTGATGATTCACGAGGAAACGCACTGCATACAGCAAGGCAACGACCCTGATGGCTGGTGGGACAGATACCTAAATGACGGACTATTCCGCATTCAGCAAGAAGTGGAAGCCTACGCCAACCAATACAAATTTATATGCCAAATCCAAAAAGACAGAAACCGCAGAGACAAAGTGCTTCGCAATATGGCAACGATATTGTCAAGTCCGACATATGGTAGTATAATAGGGTCAAACGCGGCTTATAAAATGATAAAAGATAAAGCAAATGAATAATCAAACTACTGGTGGAGATACTCCACAACATAATAATAACCCCCAAAAAAACGATTGTAAGCATAATTTCTTTCCAATAAAGCAAGATGTAGACAATGATGTTTCATTCCGACCGGTTCATAACTCCGCTCATGTTGTAATCGGCTGTTGCTGGTGCGGGCAAGTCCGAAAACTCTATGCTACTGGATTGGTAAGTGTTATAATTCACAAGGGAACTATAAAATATGAAGTATGAACACACCGCAAGAAAACTTAATAGAGCCAAAGAAGGAAGTTAAAAAAAAAGAAAAGCCAAAAGCGCCAGTTTATAGAGAACTTTCTGAAGAAGAACAAGGAATGCTCTTTGCAATATATGATAAGCACAGTGGCAATGTCTCCTCTATGATTTTAGATAGAGAATGTCTATTTAAGTCAAATGTTCAGATTGGTTTTTATAAGCATAAATATGATTTTCAGAAAAAATTAGCAAAAATTAGAAAAGAAAGAGCGGAAAAAGTCATTGAATCACTTGAAGACTCTAAAATAAAAGCATTACAAGTGGCGCAGAAACTTTTAGAGCCACAATATCAAATTGTGTTTAGAAAAGGCGGCACACAGGTCTTTGATGAAGAAGGAAATCCTGTCATTGTAGAAAAACTGCCTTTTTATAAAGAAATAAAAACAGCTTGGGATATGATAAAAGCGGAACTTGGTGAACCCACAGAGGGAGTAATGGTAAAAAGAGAGCCAAGTGAAGAACTCCACCAAGAAGACCAAGAACTTGTCCAAGAATTCCGAGAAAAACTAAAACAACGAATGCTGGAGCGAAGCAAAAATAAAGCTAAACAAGATGGAGAACGATAAATGAATATGAAAATTTTAAGTATTTTTGATGGAATTTCTTGTGCCAGAGTAGCCCTAGAAAGGGCGGGTATTCCTGTTGAACTTTACTATGCCAGTGAAGTGGACAAGTATGCTATCCAGATTGCCCAAAAGAACTATCCCGATACGATACAGCTTGGGGATGTGAAAGAAGTAAATGGACTAACTTTCCACGGAGTAAGTCGTCCGAGAATTGACCTTTTAATTGGTGGAAGTCCCTGCCAAGACCTTTCCATTGCTCAAAAAAATAGGAAAGGATTAGACGGCGAACGAAGTGGTTTGTTTTGGGAGTATGTCCGTATTCTCAAAGAAGTGAAACCGAAGTGGTTTATTCTTGAGAATGTCGCCTCAATGCCTAAAGAAGCGAAGGACATTATCACTAAAGAGCTTGGAGTAGAGCCAATAATGATAAACGCCGCATTGGTGTCTGCTCAAAATAGAAAACGCTTGTTTTGGACGAATATCCCGAATGTGAAATTGCCAGACGATAGAGGTATCTTCTTGAAAGATATTTTAGAGCCGAGCGTGGACGATACTTTTACAATCAGACCGAAATCAAATACTGTTCGTTCTTCTGGCAGAGGAAGTGGAATATACAATAAGCATAATTGGGACACAATCCGTATCGGAAGTATAAACAAGGGCGGTCAGGGAGACAGGATATACTCGCCTGAAGGAAAGTCCGTCGGACTTTCCGCTCTCGGTGGCGGTAGGGGGCCTAAAACAGGGCTTTACATTGTCCAAACCCCTCGAGGAAAGAACGCTGATGGCAAAAGAGCGTTGAATGGGAAAGTGCCTACACTTTCTTCTTCTTGGGAATACAACAACAAACTTTCAGAGAATGAAATTATCAGGAAATTAACGCCAGTGGAGTGCGAGCGATTGCAGTCCTTGCCCGATAATTATACGGAAGGGGTCAGCAATACGCAGAGATATAAAGTTCTTGGAAATGCGTTTAATGTGGAAGTTATAGCACACATACTTAAATACACCAAATAAAATGCTGGCAAATTCTGAAGAAAATTTTTTGGACATACACGATTGGCTCATCACCGAAAAGATAAAGAACGAAAAAGGCGAGCCGATTGAATTTGACAATCACCCTTTTCTCTTTGACATATACGGCGACCAAGCGCAGAACCTTGTCGTGATGAAAGCGGCGCAGATTGGAATGACAACCTGCGAAATGTTGAAGAGTCATTTTGATGCCAAGAAATATAATATAGACCAAGTCTACACTCTTCCGACAGATAGCGATGTTAGAGTAATGGTTGGCGGAAAGACTAATCGTATCATTGCAAATAATCCTTGCATGCTCAAAGATGTGAAAGATAAGGACTCGGTAGAATCAAAGCAGGTTGGCGATGCGATGATATATTATCGTGGAAGTTGGACAAAAAAAAGCGCGATGATGACTCCTGCGGATAGGTTAATTCATGATGAGTTGGATGCAAGCAGGTTGGACATTATCGCTGACTATCAAGCCCGTTTGCAACACTCCAAGTTGAAACAAACTCATGTCTTCTCTCATCCCTCGCTTCCTGAAACCGGTGTACATAATTGGTGGCTTGCGTCAGACCAAAAACATTGGTTTGTCAAATGTCCTCACTGCAACCATTGGCAATACCTCTCATGGAACACGGAAGAACCGAAGAAGATGTCCATAGACCTTGAAAAGAAAATATTTATATGCAAAAAGTGCCGAAAAGAGTTGCCAAATTATGTAAGACGAGAGGGTCAATGGGTGGCGAAATATCCCGACAGACCCATATCGGGATACTGGGTGCCACTACTCATTGCCCCATGGATTTCCGCCGAATACATAGTTGATAAATACCAAAACAAAGATACCACGCCTGAATTCTTTTATACCAAAATACTCGGACTGCCATATGCTGACGGCTCCTCAAAACTGCTTCGCAACAGCTTCTTCCAAAACCTAACGGGCAAGATATGGGCGCCTGACACTGACGAGCGTATCGTAATGGGCATAGACACCGGACTTCGCTTGGATTATGTGCTGGGAAATAGACAGGGCTTGTTCTTTCAAGGCGATTGCACCGATTACAAAGCTCTTGATGACATAATGGAACGTTGGAAAAAGTGTATTGCATTTATAGACGCCGGTGGCGATCTCATCGGCTCCCGGGCATTCGCTGAACGCTGGGTTGGTCGTGTGTTTCTTGTTTACTTCGTAGGCGACCGCAATCAAGAGGAAATCTTCACATTCGGAAAAGGCGATGACCATAGAACAGTCAAAGTGGAACGCAACAGAGGCATACAATTGGTGGTGGATGAATTTAGAAACAAACGAATACCTGTTCACGGAACTGAAGAAGACTGGTATTCCTATTGGCTTGATTGGAACAATTTATCAAAAATGAAAGTGCTAGACCCCGACACTAACCAAGTAAAGGGCTATAAGTGGGTCAGAAGCGGTCGCGACCATTTGGTTCTCGCATCGGTCGCTTGGAGGGCTGGTATGAGCCGTTTCGCGGGTATGGGAATGATTGTAGAGCCGACAGACGAAAGAAAGTCCAACAGCTACGAGATAAACCCCGACCAGACGGTGGACTTCAACCCCAAGAAAATGTTTGACAAGCAATTTGATGAAATGGAAGCTGAAGATAACGATGACTGGCGATTATGAAACTAGGACAACACAGGATGAATAAAGAAAGTATTAAAGAAGCCATAGAAATGAGGCGACAAGGGTATTCTTCTATTGAAATCGGAAAATTCTTCGGGAAAGACCATACCACGATATTATATCATTGCCAAAAAGCTGGAATTACCCAAATTAGAACACAAAAGAAAAGACCAAAAATACTTCACATAGAAGTTGGGGATAGGGCAGAGAGAATTTCAAACCCAGATGATGATGGCGAGGTCATAAATCCCAGCAAGAGTTACAAAGATTATGTCGCCGAAGAAAAAGCAAGGAATTGGAAAAAAAGAAGTGATATTGCCCGCTCGCCAATAGATTAGTTATCCACATTTGCTTGACTTTTATTTTATAGAGAATATGATGTGGATATGGTTAAAAGAAAAAGAACAATTGTATGTTTTCTACCTTGCGGAATTTCCGCAGATATGTTAGTGTATAACTGTTCTTTTAACCAGAACCAGAAGTCGCCGACCTTTTATTAGGAAGGCGATTTTTGTGTTCACAGTCGCCCAAATCTTTTTACTAGATACCATAGGACTTTAAATGTATGGGGAAAGTAAGCAATACGGATTCAAGTCTCCGCAGTTCAAGTTTCCAGTTTTGCTCTTTTTATTTTAATACTTTCTCTTAATTCCTTTTAATTAAAGGGAATACAAGGGGTAATACTTCAATCAAGGACAGTATCTTAATTAACTTGAACTCGGAGTGGAAAACGGCTTGGGAGTTGGGTTTTAGCATATGCAATAGCATTACAATTATGAGAGACAAACATTATACAAATAAATGTTTAAGAATAGACGACAAAACTTGGAAAAGGTTAAAAGACAAAAGAAAGAAGTCGGGACTTTCTTGGAATATGTTTTTATTAGAATTATTAAAGAAAAAATAAAATGAGCAAAGTAGCTTGGAATAAAAAAATAGAAATAGGTTTAGGAAGAATTTGTCCAAAATGTAATGGTAATTGTGTTATAAGAAAAAGAACTACACCACCAAGAAATAAAACATTTTATTATAAACAATGGGATTTCTGTAAAAAGTGCAATGCTGTTTATTTTGAAGAGAAATATAAAAGCTCGGAATGGATTGAATCCGAGAGACAAGAAAGTTTTTTTAGAAGTTTAAGATAATAAGGTAAAAGGGGAGGTAAAAGGGGGTGGTAGTTATCCACATCTCTTGTTGACAAACTGAAAAAAGATTATACTGATAATAATGTATGACCCAAACACAGCAGGTTATAGTTCTCTTGGAGATGGAATAAATAAAATCTCCAAGTCTTTAGATTCTGAAAATAAAGAAGGCATCGTCTCTGAAAAACTCCCGGAGCTAACGCTCAATATGTCCGATGAGGACATAGTCAAATTGGCGGACAAGTGGGAAAAAGACTGGAAAGATTCGCCGGTAAAATCAGAATGGGAAAGACAAATAGAAGAAAACGAAAAATACTGGCTCGGAAAACAATTTGAAGGCCCGAGAGTTGATAAACAAAGAGCGATGGTGGACAACCTCGTCTTTGAATCCCTTGAGACATTTCTACCCCAAGCAACCAGACGCAACCCTGACCCTCTTATCACACTAGACGCCACAGAAATATCCGACCCTGTAAAAGAAAAATTCGTTGAGAAAGTAAAGAATCGTCTTGCCGACCTAGCGGACAAAAATAAAATACGCTTGAAACTAAAGAAAGGCGCGCGACACTGGGCTATTTATCAGCTCGGTGTTTCAAAGTTCGGCTGGGACTTGGATAACGACATACCAACCAATCGCATCGTTCGCCCAAAGAAAATGATTCTTGACCCTAGCGCAACCATTGACGAGGATGGCTACACCGGCAATCGAATAGGCGAATACCGAAAACTTGAAGCAAGTAAAATCTTAAACACCATCGGACAGCAAGAAGACGAACTAGACCCTGAGACAGGCAAGATTGTAAAAAAAGGCAATGGCGAAGCAATTACCAAACTGAAAGAAAAAGTAAAAGACGACCTAGCGACTGAAATCCAATTTGTGGAATGGTGGACTCCGACATACATGTGTTGGAAATTTGAATCAACAATACTTCTCAAAAAGAAAAATCCGCATTGGAACTATGACAAGACAGAGATACCCGAAGTAACCGACCTTGCTTCCGAAGGCGTTTCAGTTGACGACTATGGCAATGCAACGGCTGAACCAGTTGAAACAAAAGGCATCAACCATTTCAATGTGCCAAAAATGCCATACTCGTTCCTGTCAGTCTTTAATCTAGGCGACCAACCAATGGATAAAACATCTCTCATCGGTCAAAACCTCGCCAATCAAGACAGGATAAATAAAAGAGATAAACAAATAGACAAAAACGCCGACAGAATGAATGGCGGTCTTGTCGTCTCTCTCGCCCGAGCGGGACTTACAAAAGAGCAAGCGACTGGTGTTACCCGAGCGCTACGCAAAGGCGGTGTTGTCTGTATTCCCGACGGCGCCCCGCGCGAAGCGATTGACCAATACAACCCTGTCGGACTTCCAGCCGATGTATTTAACGACCGAAATGACATTAGAATGCGAATGAGAGATATTTTTGGCGTAAGCGGTTCATCTCAAGCTGGGCTAAAAGGCGAGGAAACAGTCCGGGGCAAGATAATGAGCCGAGGTCTTGACACTGACCGCATCGGTGGCGGTGTTACCGAATACCTAGAGCAATGGGCTGACGATTGGTATAACTGGTATCTGCAACTGCTCTATGTCTATGACAAAGACTTTCAATTCATTGAAGGCGCAATACCGCCCAAAGTTATTGTTTCTGTTAAAGAAGGTTCCCTATTGCCAAAAGACAGCACTTCAATCGCCAACCAAGCGTTAGAGCTTGCCTCACTGAATCGCATATCCAACATAGACCTCTATGAGCGTCTGGAATGGCCGAACGCCAAAGAAGTGGCCGCTAATGTTTGGTTAGAAGCAAAGGCCCCTCAACTACTATTCAAAGACAACCCATTAGTGCAAGAAGTTATCGCTATGCAACAACAAGCGGCGCAAGCAGAACAGCAAGGAATACAAGAAGAAGACCAAGCTAAAAAAGATGCAGACCGACTGGCTACGGAACGCAAGGGCGCCATAGATATTGAAAAAGAAATAATCCGAAGCGAAAACAAAAGGTCGATGTTAAGAGAAGTTCCCGTAAAGGGTGGGTAAATATATGCCATGGCAATCCAAATCGCAAAGGGGTTATATGTGGGTCCATCACCCCGAAATTGCGCGAGAGTTTGAGAAAAAAACTTTGAGTATTAAAAATCTCCCTGAGCATGTAAAAAAAAGACCCAAACCAAAAGTTTAGTTATCCACATATTAGCAGTTTAATTGAAAATATAATATAATGACAGAAAATACACAGACGCAGGAAAAGTCAGATGAAAATCTAGACAATTCCAAGGAGAAGGACAACTCCACCGAGTCGTCAACGGAAACAACCGACACTAACTCGACTGATGAATCGTCTGAACAGGATAAAAATCAGACGGAAAATAAAAAAGATAGTGAAAACTTAGCAGATCATCCTCGCTGGAAAGAACGGGAGAATGATTGGACTAAGCGCTTCAACGAACAAGAAATTCGACACGTTCAAGAAATTGACACTATCCGCAAGGATATAGAGACTAGGTTCGAAAAGAAGCGGGAGGATCTAGCCGATGCCGATGTCCCTGAATGGTTCGGAGGCGATGCAAAAGCATGGGCGCAATACAAAGCCCACGAAGACGCTCGACTTACCCAAGCGGAGAATAACGCTATCAAACGGCTAGAGGAAAAGGCGGAAAAACAGCAGAAGGCAATCGATGAGGCGACTGGTTACTTCAATGATGAGGTAAAAGCCCTTGAATCCGATAAGGAATTAAATCCCGAAGGAAAAGTTGATCGCAACAAGCTCCTCAAGTTCACGATGGACAACGATCTTGTAGATAGTAAAGGGCGTTGGAACTACAAAGCGGCCTTCAAACTAATGAAAGCCGGTGTAACCAATGTCAAAAACGATTCTACCGAGGAAAAGAAAAAGATCGCCGCCGCCACAACCTCTGAAAAGACAGCTGAAACGAAAGTTTCAAATGTGAAAACCAGCGCAGACTTCAAAGGAAAGAGCTGGGGTTCACTCTAAAACATTATTCACTTAATTAAAAATTGTCATTGACTATCTAAAAAGTAGCCCTTGATAATCTTACAATAAATTGACTGAACTTTATGGACAGAGAATCCAAACCACAGTCAAGGAGAAATACTTGCCTTATGTGGTTGATCAGATTCTAGACTCCAATGTTTTGTTCCAGCGAATAGTTCGCGGAGCAAAAAAGTGGAGCGGTAGGGTGCTTCGCGCTCCTATCAAGGTGTCCAAGAATACTACCGGTCAATCATTCCGTGGCTTTGATACGTTTTCAACCGCCGCGACTGATAACCGCCAGTTTCTTGAGTACACTCCGAGTTTCTACCAAATTACAGTTGCTTTGCCCGGTGATGAGCTTTCAGTAGCTGACACCGAGGACAAAGTGCTTGATTTAATGAGACTCACAATCCAGTCCGATTCGGAAGATATGGCTGATAACCTTGGCGATATTTTTTACGGTGATGGAACTGGCAACGGCTCAAAAGACCCACTAGGTCTTGCGGCTTTGGTTGACAACGGGGATTCCGTTGCAACACTTGGCGGACTTTCACGGGCAACTTATACGACTCTTAAGTCAACGGTTACTGCATCAGGCGGCACTCTTACCCTTGCAAAGATAGATACCCTGTTCGCGGCTGTAACCTCAGGCGCTCAAAAGCCGACTGCGGTATTTACGACTGAAACAGTCTTTAACCTCTATGGGCAATTGCTTCGCCCGCAAGAGAGAATCAACAAAGAAGCAAGTAAAATGAAAGGTGGATTATTCGGTTCAACCGGTTTCACAGCGCTTGATTATGCTGGCCGCCCAGTGATTATGGACGAGAAATGCACCTCTGGCGCATTCATCGCCCTCAACGAGAATTTCGTTGACTGGTATGCTCTTCCATACAAAGGAGCAAGTCCAGTGAGCTACAAGTCGCAGATTGAAGGAAACGATTACGATGCTCCTGTCGGTCTCGGATTTAGTTGGTCTGATTGGATAATTCCATCCAATGCGGCCGCTCAAGTCGGACACATCTACTTCGGGGGACAGTTTATTACGACCAATCCGAAGAGGAGCGGAAAATTAACAGGAATCACTGGTATTTAGTCTATACCAAGTTTCCCCTTGACCCCGAGTAACGGGAGAGGGTTAAATTACAAAAACAATATGAGTTCAAAACTTAGAGATTATGTTCCAGCTTTGAAATACGGAGCAAAAATCTATCCGCAGGATATTGCGGGATTGATTGGTCTTCCGTATGTCGGCAATATATTTTATGTTGACCCGAGCGGTGGAGACGATGATGGTGGAGGTTCTTCACTTGAAGACGCTTTCAAAACAGTCGCCGAAGCCGAAGACCATACAACTGGTAGTCAACATGATGTGGTTCTTATCGTGCCTACTGGCGGCACCGGTCGAACAGCCGAGACCACTGCGATTGCGTGGGACAAGCGCTTTACTCACCTTGTGGGTAGCGCCGCTCCAACAGCGCAGAACTCTCGAGCTGGTATTGGGTTCTCGACAGGCGGTTCGATTATAATTAGTGAAAACGGATGTCTGTTTAAGACACTAACTTTCACCAGTTCAGCTGATATTGACGAAACAGTATCAGTCAGCGGAGATTACAATTCCTTTCAGGGAGTTGATTTCAAGGGAACATCCAATGCCACCTCTGCCGATTCCACGCCTTGGCGCGCGCTCAACTTGAATGGCGCTGAGGAAAATTACTTCGGCGGATGCACATTCGGCGCTGATACGATGACTCGCGCAGGCGCCAATGCTTCGTTAGAAATGGAAGGTGGTTCAAAACGCAATGTCTTTGATAATTGTCGGTTCGTAATGCACGCTGATACCAATGAAACACAACTCCATGTTCTATCAACAGGGACTTCAGGTCTTGACCGATGGACAGAATTCAAAGATTGCTTCTTCTACGCTTTCTACACTAACCACACCGCAAAGGTGAACGCAGTATTTGATATTTCAGCGCAAACAGGAACAGCCGACATTCTGATGACAGGTCAAAATATGTGCGTCGGGTTTGATGATTGGGAAGCAACCGCGTCAAACTTTATGTGGCATGTTAGTCAAGGCGAAGATACCAATCCAAAGACATTCTTGGGTATTGGAGTAAATAACATTACCTAGAGGTCGAGTATTATTATAATTTTAATTTCAAAAATCTATGACCACTTCATTATCAGGATTCGCTCAAATCGCCGCGCAAGGCGTATTAGACTCGTCCGCAGACCAGCTTCATGTCCTTGGCACCTATATGGAAACCAATGATGGAAGAGGATTCCGTTATTCCAAAATAGGAACCACAGCCACAGTTGCTGGGAAAGTTTATCAAGGTAAAGCCCTTGATGCTACCAACGACCAGCCTTCGGGCGGTCATGCGGTAGCGGCGGCGGCTATTGACGATACTGCGGTCGTTACCACAGCTACTCTTACAGTTACGGCAGATGAGTTTGCCGGCGGTTATCTATCGGTCGCAGTTACTCCAGGAGAGGGATATACTTACAGAATCAAGGGTCACTTAGCGGCAACAGCCGCTGTGGTTACCATGAATTTGGAAGACCCAATTCAGGTAGCTTTGACTACTTCTTCAAGGGTTATCTGGGTAGCGCATCCATATTCTGGCCTTGTAATAGAGCCAGGCACGCCAACTGCGAATATCGCAGGGGTAGCCACTCACATTATTACGGCAAATGAGTATGGTTGGATTCAGACAAGAGGCGCATGCTCGGTTCTCTTTACAGGAACAGGAGTAGCAGGTAAGGCAGTCGGTTCACTTTCAGGTGGAACTTCCGGCTCTGTGGCTCCGGCTATTGCGGCAACCAACATCATTGGTTACCACATGGCGACGGGTATTTCAGCGGAGTACGCGCTCGTCTACTTAACTTTAAGTTAAGAAAACTCCTCGCTTTACTCTAGTGCTAATCCATTGTTCTTTGAAACAGAATGAGGTATAATTACCTCATGACATATACAACTGATAGAAGTAAAATAAATAAGTATAAGCGTAAGTGGCGCAAAAACAATCTCGATAAAGAAAGGTTGTATAATAATACTTATAGGAAAAAAAACGCTGAAAAGTATCGTTGTTACCAAAGAGAATATGCAAGAAAGTACAGAAAGAAAAACAAAGAAAAAGTTAGTGAAATAAACAGGAATTGGAAGATAAGAAATAAAGAGAAAACCAGAGAATACAGTAGACGATATAGACTTACTCCAAAGTCTAGATATGGTAAATATAAAAGGAGCGCTAAAGAAAGAGGATACAAATTTGAGTTATCCCTTAACCAATTTAGTGAAATTTTATTTTCTTCTAGCGTAAAATGTTTCTACTGTGGTTCAAAAACGAAACTTGGTCTAGATAGGGTTAATAACAAGATTGGTTATTGTATTACAAACATTGTTTCTGCATGCTGGTCATGCAATAAATTGAAAGGAATAATGAGTAAAGATTTATATATTCAGTTGTGTGTATCTGTAGCAAAGAACAATGGATTAGCACAGCGATAAGGCGAGGAACACCCCAGCGCTTAATAAATAACGCCATTCGCTGGATGGCTTCGGGATTAAAAGCAAGTGATTCCCGCCTTGCATAAAAAATTTATGTCAAAAACCGCATTGTTCACTAATTGGACAGACGAAGAATTTACAGGGTATTGGGATGGTAAGGGTAGGATATTCAAACCTGGTCAATCCCTCTATGTGCCCGACTATCTTGCCCGACACTACGCCGGTACTCTCACGAACCGCGAATTATTGAGGACAAATAAAAACGGTCAGCCGATTTACAAAGACGGCGAGAAAATGACATCGCCCAAGAAACCCGAAGAGGTGCCATTGTATATGGAACTCTTCAATAAGGCATACACGCCCGATGAAGATAAAACCCCTGAAAAGAAAAGTGATCTTGACACAGAGATTGATGTGTTGAATAGAAACAAGACAAAAGAGTTGTCCAGTAAGAAAAAAACTGGAGAACAAAACCCTAAAGAACTGCAAGTAATCTTACCACCCGACTTTGACGAAGATGATGAATCTTCCTTTGAAGGCAAACCAAAGGAGCCAGTCGACAAGGAAGAAGATTAAAAATTTAATCTAAAAAATAAATATGGCTATAATTGAAGCATCATTTTTCCGAGATGCAAATAGCGTGCCAATTACTACTGATGGTCTCATTATATCTAAATCAATTGTATATGACGGCACCGCTGGTTTAGGCAACGCAAGTGAAACTATCACTCTTTTCACAGTAACGGGCGATGTTATTGTGCATGTGTTTGGCGTGTGTTCCGAATCTCTTGTGGGCGCAACTACTCTTGAAATAGGAGTCGCTAGTGCTACCGCTGGACTTGTTGCTCAAACAACGGCAACGGATATAGATGCAAACATGGTATGGATAGACGCTTCCCCTGACGAAACACAGGCTCTTCCAGGAGCATTTATCTTGACAGGCGGCGCAGACATCATTGAGACAATTGGCGTTGCTGATGTAACCGATGGAACGATAAACCACTATTGTTTATGGCGTCCATTGAGTAGCAATGCAAATATAGTTGCCGCTTAATTTATGAAACTCTTAGAGGCGGAAAAAGTGAAGGAGGAAACGAAGCAGTCTACCCAAGACCGCATCAAAAGAGTTGCTAAACTGAACGAGGCGGAAATAATTATAAATAAGCGGTTAAATCAGTTGCGAGATTTTGAGACAAAAGAGTCGGCTCGCTTTCTCTCGCTAAAAAGAGCCAGAGAAGCGGAAGCTGTGCCTGAAACTGAGACTGAATTGGGAGTTAGAAAGTCATTGCTCTTGCTTGATATAGAAGAACTCGAAGTCCGAAAATTAGAAGCGTTAAAACCTATTGATGAAATACAGAAAAAAGCGGAAAAGAAACTTGAAGATGCCAAAAGGATGATATCCGAAACGCAGGAATTGAGATTATCACTTTCTGAGACAAAGGAGGACTTTTCAAAAAGGGTTGAAGATTTGGTTGATAAAGAACAAGATATTTTACAAAGAGATGCTGAGTCCGAAAGGAAACACAACCTCGCCCTTGCGGAAGAAAAAAGGCTTAAAGAATCCACCGAAAAATTAAGTGCAGAATGGGTGAAATTTCACGCAGAAATCCATAAACTAAACAAAAGCACTTCATATCGTGAAATAGAGATAGAAAATGCTCGTCGGGTTAATGAAAACTTTAAGAAATCTTTGGATAAAAAAGAAAAAGAACAGACTGAACACGATAGGCAAATAGCGGATAGATATCGCACTCTTGGTCGAGCGATAGAAGAAGCCAGAAAAAAGCATAATATAAAAATAACCCTATAAAACAATGGCCACAGAGAGAACAGCGAATAGTGTCCCTTCAATGCAGGTAAAAAGCAATGCCTCAGATGATGCGGATGTAGTTTTATGGGGAGATCCAACGACTCATCGTCTGCTCGTGGATGCTGTTGTAGAAGAAGATGGTCATGGCGCTGTCGGAACAGTCATTGATTTAGTTACAACTGCCGGTTCTGAAGAACAGTTAGCGTCTAATGCCTGCAAGCGCGTAATAGTTACCGCCTTGCCAGACAACACGGGAATAATTGCTGTTGGAGATGTAAATGTGGTAGCGGCTTTAGATGTAACTGCTAGGGGAGTATTATTATTTGCCACTCAATCACAACAATTTTTTATTACTAACACAAATCTTTTATACATTGACGCGTCGGTCAGTGGAGAGGGAGTAACTTATTATTTCGAAAATTGATATGAAAACTAAATTATTTAAATTTTTAATAGCAATTGGATTATTTCTTTCATTGTCGGGAATCGCATATGCACAAAGTTCTAGTCTATGGATTTTCACAGGTACTGCATTACGACCTGTATTGACCACCTGGAATGTTCTTGTAAGTAAGCTAATCGGTGGGACTGCCACAACTTCCGACTTAACGCTTCAAACCACTTCCGGTGTGGGAGCAACCGGTGCCGATATGCATTTTCTGGTGGGCAACAACGGCGCTACGGAAGCGATGACCATTTTAAATGCCGGCAACGTCGGCATCGGGACGACGGTGCCGCAGGGTTTACTTGATGTGCAAGGTGTGGCAGGAGCTCCCGGAGTTCTTTACCTTGCCACTAAGGAACTGACGGTAGTAGACGGAGACAAACTCGGACAAATTAACTTCAATGCTCCTTTAGAAAGCGATGGCTTTGACGCTATTCTCGTCGCCGGCAGTATATGGAGTGAAGCAGACGCAACTTTTTCCACCACAGTAAATACAGCGGATTTAGTTTTCGCCACCGCAGTATCGGAAACAGCAACCGAGAAGATGAGACTTACCTCGGCAGGAAATCTAATCCTTGGAGGTGGAACTGTTGCCGCAGAATTTCGATTATTAGAGCCATCAGGTTCAGGCACAAATTACACCGCTTTTAAGGCGGTAGCTCAAGCGGCAGATATCACCTACTCCCTACCTCCAACAGTCGGAGGAGCAGGAACTTTCCTTAAAGATGTGGCTGGAGATGGGGTATTGACTTGGGCAACGCCTGCAGGTTCGGGAGATGTTTCAAAAGTAGGCACGCCAGTAAATAATCAAGTCGGTGTCTGGACTGGAGATGGAACTTTAGAAGGCGATGCGGCTTTAACTTATGACGCAACTACTGACACGCTAACTTCCGTAACTTTCGCAGGAGCCTTGACAGGAATAGCTTCAGGCAACGCTTTACCAGCACTTTCAAACTTGGCTTCGGTTGCCATAAACACCACCCTAGTTTCAGACACCGATAACATCGATGCTCTTGGAACTTCCGCTATCGCTTGGTCTGATTTATTCCTTGGAAGTGGAGCAGTAATTACTTGGAACTCCGCACCCTCAACTGCTGATTTAACTTTGACCCATAGTGCTGAAACTCTTACTTTTGCTGGAGGAACGATTGCTCTTGGAACGGCTACGGCTACTGGAGGACTTACTGGAAATATAACTGGTAATGTTTCAGGGACTGCCGCCACAGTAACAGGTGCGGCTCAAGCGGCTATAACCTCTCTTGGAACCCTCACAACACTTACAGTTGATGATATTACAATCAATGGAAATACAATCTCTTCCGCTGGAGCTTCCACTTTAGCAATAAACCCTACTGCTGGGCAGGCTATAACTTTTGATGGAACAATTACTTTAGATGCTGGAGTTATTGCAGGAGCGACTTCAATAACTTCCACGACTTTTGTGGGAGCATTAACTGGCACAGCTTCAGGAAATCTTGTTTCTGGCGGAGCTTTAGGCACTCCATCATCTGCCACGCTGACAAATGCCACAGGGCTTCCAATAGCAGGTCTTACTGCTTCCACAGTAACTGCTTTAGGAGTAGGAAGTATAGAACTTGGACACGCCTCCGACACAACAATCGCTAGAGTAAGTGCTGGGGTGGCGAGTATTGAAGGTAAAAACATTTATGTAGCAGGTGGAACAGATGTAGCTTTTGCAGATGGTGGAACAGGTTTATCTTCTTGGACTCAATACTTAATTCCTTATGCGGCAACAACAACTTCTATCGGACAGATTGCAATCGGAACTTCAGGTCAAGTCCTTACCTCTAATGGTGCAGGTGCAGCTCCGACATTTCAGGCGGCGGCTGGGGGAGGGTCTTATACCACAGTTACTCGCTCACTATCTGCCGCAGACATAATTGCGATGGGAGGTTCCCCCATTGAACTAATTGCCGCCCCTGGTGCAAATAAGATTATTATGGTCAATCAATTAACCGTTAGTATGAATTATAATTCGGCTCAGTTTACAGGCGGGGGGACACTTCAAATAAGGCAAGGAACTGCTGGGACAACAATGCTTACTGGTCCTGTGGCGGCAGTTATAAATGGAGCAGCTGACTTTGTGCGAACATATTATGCTGTAATCAATACTACAATGGCGGCAAACACAAGCGTGACTGTTTCTACTGCAGGTGGGGCTAATTTTGCTGATGGAAATTCAACTATCGAACTGCACCTTACTTATTACACAATGGATATTTAACCCCCCTTAACAAACATACAATGAGCTATCGATACGAAAACAATGACATAGTGATAGATGGTTGGGAACAAGGGATTGCCAGTTCTCCTTATGCTGGAATTTCTGGTCTTAAAAATGTAGACCTGTCCGTTCCCGGTGAAGTAGGCGTGGCTCTAAAAACAACCGCCTTGACAAAACCGCCCACAGTATCCGCAGTTGCTTTTACAGTAGAAACAACCGACATCCTGACAGTTTCCTCAACGACTGGCTGGTATAATGGAATGGCTGTCGTTCTTAATACCCTCGTTGATGGCACAGGACTAGCAACCGGTCGTGTCTACTGGGTAGGCGATTTATCGGGCAATACTTTCAAACTCTATAAAAATCCCGCGCGTCAAGGTAGTCTTTTGGTAAATGTAACACTCGCAGGAAGCGGAACTATATCTTCTTACACTCTCGGGAAACCAGTTGATTGGACTTTTGGGCAAGGTGCCGGTTTGTCTCGTAAATATTTCTTTATTCTTGATGATAACGGCAGAGCTTGGTGGCTAGACAACACAGGTGGAACACTTACCGATAATTTAATATATCTTGGAAATGATACTTTAACAGGAAGCGC